GGCGTGAAGACGGGCGGCGGTATCGGCCATGTCGGTTCGCCATCGAAGAGTGGCGCCCGCAAGGCGCTGCGTGATTGAGGTGGCGCCAAAGAAGCCGCGTCGGCCACGGTACTAGCCGTGCCGTTGAAGCGCGGTAAAAGCCAGAACGCCATTGCGCAGAACATCGGCACTCTGATTGGTGAGGGGTATCCCCGCGATCAGGCTGCCGCCATTGCCTACGACTATTCCAAACGGTCAAACAAGGGGAAGAAGAAGTGAGCGACATGATTGAGCGGGCTGCGTGGACTTTCGCGCAGGCTTTCCTAGCAGTATTTGTTGTCAGTGATCTGGCCTCAGCCAAGACAGCGGCGGCTGCAGCGGTTGCTGCGACCCTCAGCGTCGTGAAGACCTACGCCCGGGAGAAGGTAGCCGGGTAACGTGGAAGACCTAGACGCCAAATGGGCGCTGTTCAGCACGGAACACGCGTATGTGGAGGAGGAGATCTACGCTGAACTGCAGGAGACAGCCCATTTGTTCGACACCCATGACGGCATTCACGCCAAGTGGTCGCCGGACGGCCTGCTGGGGGTCCTGCTGGTGTTCGACCCCGAAGAGGCCGAACACTTGTTGGCGGCGTTCTACGCTGGCATGGACGGTGTGGAGGATGCGCAGCGTGCGTTCGCCGTATGGACCGCCTCATTCATGGGGTTGCTCCGGCAATGCATGGAGGGCACGGAGTCCTAGTCCCTCTCTGAGCCATTGCACCACGGCGGGGGACTCCGACAGGTTCGCCATCAACTGTCTCCTGATGTAGTCGCGTCTGCGCGCCAGCGAAGTTTTAGGGATCCCCAGTATCTTCCCTGCTGTCCGTAGCGACAGGTGTTCAACGAACAGGGCGTTGATTATCCACCTGTCTTCTGGTTCCAACGCGTCTATGGCTTCTCCTACGGCTTCTTTGAGGGCTATTGTCTCCAGTAGGGATGGGACGGAGGACTCTTCGTGGGGAGCCAACCCCATTAGTGCTTCTATTTCTGTCAGGGGCCGGGTCGTTGCCAGCGGCAGCGACGTTGCGTTGGGTCCTATGGACCAGTCGTTGGGGTCGGTGGGGTATTCTCGTCGTGTTGCCACGCATCAGAGTATACCCTACCGGGATAGCGGCGGGAGGTTTTCTGGGTTGTCTTCGTCCAAGTGCAGGTCGCTGATGGGGATGTTGTAACAGTCGATGGTTGGCGTCCATCCGTTGGACGGGTCCTTCCATACGCCTGCTTCCATGAACGTGGAGTGGCGCAGGAACTCCTTCTTGCCCATCACTCCGAGGTACCACGCTTCGGTGCAGTCCTTGAGGACCCGCATGAAGGCGTAGTAGTCGCAGTTCTGGTTGGTTCCTATGGATGCCACGGAGCATTCGTAGTGCGGCTTGGGCGGTGACGTAACGCATTTGCTTTTGACATCGACGGTGTGGCCGTCTGGCATTTCCACGTCCCAGTCGTATGTGTTGTTCTGGTTCGCTCCGGTGAGTTCGGCAAACACGAGTTCGCCTATGAACCCGTAGACGTTGCCGTCGCCCTGCCGTATGGAGTTGTTCAACTTGCCCATTTCGTCGGCCATCTGTTCGGCCTCTTGCTTCATGTTGGGCGTGACAGCGTGGTGTATCACGACTCTGGGCGGTCTACCTTGGATGCGTGGATGCGGACGACCTGACCGTCGTCATCCCAAGCCACCTCGTTCAACGCATCCAACGTCAGTTTGACGTAGTTGTCCAAGTCGCCGCGTAGGGTCTTTGCGTCGTGTGGTGACGTGGTGACGTGCAGGATGGTGGCGTCGGGCGAGTAGACGATGGATACTTCGATTGAGCCAGATATTTTTTCACCCACTTGGTCCTTCCATGCCTGCGCAACGTAGTCTTCTTCTTGGAGGGTGCTGGCTGGGGTGAAGACTTTGCCGCCTTTGGTGTGCCGGGGGCGTGCTTTGACTTTGGGTCGCCGTTCTACGACGACGGTGTAGGAGTCGGTCACTGGTGCACGTCCTTGTAGGCGTTGTCTAGTATTTTTTCTAGTTGTTCCGTGCAGTCCTGCCGGTTGGCGAACTTGCGTCCCCATTCGATGTCGGCTGCCCGTAGTTCCCGCAGCATAGTCTGTCGGCTGTATCCTTGGCGTGTCATTGCGCACGCTAGTTTCCACATGGCGATGGATCGGTCACCGGTGGGTTTGTGGGCTGTGGGTTCGGGACCCAGACGCCGCAGGAAGGCCGCTAAGCCCTCCAGAGGACCCGTAGAGGGGGTAGGACCCATGACGACCCTGTGGGGAGGCTCAGGGGGCTTCCACAGGGCTGTGACGGCCTTCCAGTCGTCGCTGGTGACGCGGGTTTCCATTGCTTGGGGTACGAAGTGGGTTACAGGCACGATGCTGATGGTGGCGTCGGGGTTCATGATCTCGTTGGCGCCGCCGCGCTCTCTCAAGTGTCCGTACGGGAGGCGAACCCCGTTTCCCCATCCACGTCCACTCAGTTCAACTTGTTTAGGATTTACTTCGGTGGTGGGGGCATCAACGAGATCGCACACAGCGATCAACCCGCGCCGCGCTGCTACAGCGGGGACCGCATCGTCGAAGAACACCCACAGGTGGAACCCCTTGGACAGCGACCGTTCCACCCACCCGGTAACGCCCAGTTGTTCCAGAGCCGTCCGCACGTTGCGTGCGTGAACCAAGGACTCCTGCCGACCCGTGTCCCAGTCCACACAACCCCAGTAGACATGGAACTCGTCGTCGTGCGGCACCAGCGGGTACACACCCACCGACGGCCCTGCCCACAGGTGGTCGTACGCTATGGACAGCCAGTCCTTGCCGTCTGCCGGTTGGAAGCCACCGGAGTCTGTCGTCCACGGTCGGAACTCGCCATCGGAGTCCAACGCCACCTTGCCGCCACGAAACAGCAGGGCGAAGTCGTTGGCTACCTCATCCCTGTCTACGGTGCTGGCCGCATCCACGACACTCCTCCCATTCCCACTGGTCGGGTGTTTCGACCTTCACCCACTTGTGGTCTTTCAGGTGGGGGACGCCACGCTTGTCGTACTTCCAGCACATGGACCTACCCTCCCCCACCGGGAATCAACTCCTCCCAGTACGGATGAATGTGCCCGCACGCCGGGTCCAGATAGTACGTCTGATCCACCATCCGTGCCGTACGCTTGTTCTTGCACACATTCAGGTTGATGCTGTTCTCGTGGTACCGCTGCTCCCAGTCCGACAGGGTTTGCCGGTCCTTCTTCCGGTACACCTCAATGACGAAGATCGCTTCCTGTTCGCCACCGTACCTTCCGGCATAGATACCGGCAGAGTACCCGGGGGAAGATGCACCACGCCCAGCCTGATGCACCAGCCCGATGGGTACCCGCTGCGTCTTGGCCCAACGCTTCACCGCTTGAGCCTTTGAGGTCACACCCGTGGCGTCGGACTCGCCACCCGGCAGCAGTTCCAGATAGTCGATCATGCAGAACGACGGGTTGCACCCCCACCATTCCCGCACCTCGTCCATTGTTTCGGCCATCATGTCCAACGTGAGCGACTCGTCCACGATGGCGACGCGGGACATCTCGTCCTTGGCTGTGTCACGCAGAGCCTGCAACGTGACCTCATCGCCCGCCTTGATTGATTCCTCTACATCGGTGGACGAGCGTCCCTGCAGCAGACAGAAGATCTTCATTGCCACGAGTTCACGCGGTTCGTCCATGGAGAAGATCACGACGTGTGCTGACGGGTCGTTCACCAGATTGGTGACCATGCTGTTCAACAGCATCTGGGACTTGCCGGTGTGGGATCGCCCCACCACCATCAACACTTCACCCTTGCCGATGCCACGGGTCGCTAGGTCGATCTCTGGGAACCCTAGATACCACCGTTCTGCCGGGTTGCGGATGAACCCGATCAGGTTGTCTACGACTGTGGTGGTCAGCGACCACCTGTTTGGTTGCGGAGGACGGCCTGCCGCCCCGCCGTCAGCCCCATCGGTTTGGGCTGCGGCGAGGCGACGTGCCACCTCATCCTCTGTGAGGATGTCGGCCATTGTCAGGCCCGGATCTGTGCCCCGATGGACGCTAGATCGGCTGCGGTCTTACCCGTGAACGGGCAGACGAACCAGCCGGGGACCAGCACGGAGCCGTCCTGCTTCGTCAACCACAGTCCCTTGCCGTCAGACCGGCGCTTGTAGTCCGGCCCCTTCTTGTTGAAGTTGGAGTTGGGGTCCATCTTCTTTGACCAGTTCGGATCCCACCAGTCGGACTTGTTGTCCATCAGGTTGCGCCAGATTTCCTCAAGGCTTCCGCCTCCGCCACCGGCAGGGGCCGGGGATGCAGCCGGGGCCGGGGCCACGGCTGGGGGTCCACTCGCACTAGCCCCGGGAATGCTTTTCTCAAGCATCGCTACGGTGCCATCCTCCGCTATCTCGTAGCCGACTCCCAACGCTTCGTAGTTGGACAGTTCCAGCACCGACCCCCAACGGGTGATCAGGTCTGCAACCTCCTCTTCCGATGTGTCGGTATCCATGGTGATTGTCACCGAACAGGATGCCTCAGCGGGTTCGTAACTCCCCGTCTGAATGACCTGCCTACGGAATACCGTAATGCTGTTCTCTGCTTTCTTTGCTGTTGTTGCTGCTGCCATGGGTCTACCTTTCTATAGTTGGTTCCATGGATCTGGTCCCGCAAACCTACCGCGGCATGTAGACCATGCCCCGCACCATTTGGGTGCGCAATGCCAGCCGGTCATGTTGAGCGGCCACACTGGTAGGTCAGCGGCAATGAGTGTGCCCGCAGAGCGAGCCAGCGCAACCAGACTGGCCCACTCCGCAGGTCCGAAATCTACGAGAGTTGTGTGCACCGTTCCTTTGACGAGATGCACGAACTGGAATCCCAACGGCTCGGTCAGCCCGTTGTCGGCCTGCGTTGCGACCGCCCAAGTGTACGCTGCAGCCTGCACCGACCAACGCTTCTTCTCCCACTCAGAGGATGGCTTGCGTCCCGGGTTCTTCCAATCCAAGATCGGTTGCGGGAACTCCTGCACGCAGTCGATGGTTCCCTTGAGCCAGATCTCCGGCTTGTGATCCACGACCAACGGCAACTCAAACGTCCACTCCACGGCTGTAGGGCGCACGTTCTGTCGCACTTCGTCCCACCACACGCCAGCGTTGGCCTTGATGATTTCAACCGGCTCGTCTTCCTTGTGGTTCCAGCGGACGATCTCGTCGCGGTGGTCATCCCAGTATTTGGTGGCCGTCGAAACGGTCTTGGCCTTTGTTAGAGGCTTCCCGGTTTCCATCACTTCGATCAGACATTGTTCGATGCCGTAGTGGACGGCGGTCCCCAGCATGGTGGACGTTGACTGGGTGTCTTGAGAGATTCCCAGCATCGACTGCCGTGCCCTTTCGGGACACATTGCCAGTTCTCCCAGCCATGATTGTCGTAGAACGATTCGGTCGTCGGTTGGTTGCATAATCCAATCCTAGCAGATCGGTTGGTCGGGTGGGTGGACCCCTCCATGGCATGACATGGCATGTACTAGCCTAAACATACCATGCCATGCCATGGGCTGCTACAGCCGGGTCAGGCGTCGGCAGGCTCCTCGCTGTTGCGGGGCCTGAGCGGGATCACTTCTGCTTCGGGTTCTTCGTCTGGTTTTTCGTCTGAATCAGGCTTGTTTTCCTCAGAAACTTTGCCCCCTAAAGACTCCCAAATGAAACCCATTCTTGTCATGAATTGGGAACCGACTTCGGACAAGGTATGTGAGAAATCACCGATTTCGACAGTGAGATGTTTGAGCATTCCGAACATCCCCTGAACGGCGATTTTCAGATCGGCTATTTCCTGTTCTAACTGTTCATTGCTTGCCATGTGTCTCCTCTCAGTGTGTGGGGGGCCGGGGTGAAAGGAGGAACTCCCCGACCCCCCACGACCTGTGCTTGATCCGGTCTACAGAGCCTGTAGGGCCAGATCGTTGCCGACTGTGCGCAATGCAATCTTCACGCCGTGCCGCCGTGCGGCAGCATAAGCGCAAGACT